ACATTCCAATCATCAACAAGTTAGTCAACAAGTATCTGTCTGCACTAGACTTCTTTGTAAACTTTGAACTGGACGAGGAATTCAATGAAATTATTAAGAGTCGTTATCGTGATGAGTTTTCTTATGCTTCTTTTTCCGAGGGAGAAAAGATGCGTATTGACCTCGCACTTCTTTTTACATGGAGAGCAGTTGCAAAACTCAAAAACTCTACGAATACCAATCTTCTTATATTGGATGAAGTGTTTGATGCCTCACTTGATACAGGAGGATGCGATGAGTTTCTCAAGTTATTGCAAGACTTGGGATCGGGTACGAATGTATTCGTCATTAGTCACAAAGGTGACATATTAACAGATAAGTTTCGGAGTCAAATCCGGTTCGAAAAAGTAAAAAATTTCAGTAGAATAGCAGGAGTATAGCATGGCAAATAATGTACACTCATATATTGAGTTTGTTGAGATCAACGATGCCGCAAAAGCAAAGTTAGTAGAAATGTTTAATCGTTGCGAAGAAATGGACTATGGTCGACGGTGGTTCGCAGACATGTTTGTAGAAGGTGATACTACATACGAAGATGTGAAACAATACAGTTGGACAACTGAGCATGTAGGCCCTAAATGGTGTTACATCGAAGATAGTGATATTAGTCTAGAAACAGAAACCCCGCACTTAATGACAGACTCAGCATGGTCACCTCCAGAAAGTGGTTTAGTTAAATTGCTAGAAACACTTGCGGAACTGGACCCAAATATGATAACATCTATTAGATACGAAGACGAAATGCCAAACTTTATTGGTTGGTCTGTATATTCGGGTTCTGAACTGGAAGATGGTTGTGAAGATGACGATGAAGAGATCCGTGAAGGTATGTTTGCTAAGTATCCCCATCTCAAAGAACATTGGGACGAAAGTAATGATGAGTGGAAATGTGATGAAGATGGGGACATGCTAGACGAGTCATATGAAGCAGAAGAAGAGTACCGTGAGTTTTTGTATGAGTACATTTCAGAAATGAATGATGATGGTGTTAGTGAAGCAATTAAATTTATTAAGGAAAGTAGAGAAGAGGCATAATGTTGATATATGATTACACCTGTAGAAGAATATAATTCTATCCTGTTTAAGAGGGAAGATCTGTACGCACCCTACGGGTCTGACTTTGTTACAGGTGGAAAAATTCGACAATGCCGTGATCTAATTGAAACTAATTTAGATTATATTAAAAATGAATGCGATTCGACAATCTCAACCGCAAGCTCGATCCATTCACCACAGGCAGTAATTGTATCTAAAGTCGCAGAGGAATTTGGTCTAAATTCAATTATTGGTTTTGGAAACACCACTGTTGAAAAAGCACTCAAAAGAAAGGCAATGAAAATGTGCCACGATCTTGGATCTGAGATGGTGGTTTTAAGTGAGACTCAGGGGTTCAACAATGTGTTATACTCAAACTTAAACAAACTTGCAGATACTAGACCTATGTTCAAAGTGTTGTTTGGTTATGCCGCACAAAAATATCGTTCTTCAATTATTGGAAAAATAGCAGAACAAGTGCAGAACGTTGATTGTGATACATTGTATATCCCCGTAGGAAGTGGTGTTACATTGACAGGAATACTGGAAGGTGTTAAACTATATGATAAGAAATTCAAAATCGTGGCACTTCAACCTTTTGGATATGATAGAACAAAGGATGTGCATAAAAATCTAGAACTTCCAGTATGGGAGTACAGATATGAATATCGCACCGGAAACTATGCATACAACAAACTGTTGAGGAAAAATGTGGGGTTCGAATTGGATATGATCTATGAATCAAAATCGTATGAAATGATGGAACAAATTCTAGATCCAAATGAGACTTCTTGTTTTTGGGTGGTAGGGAATAGTAATTACATAAGGTGATCAATGAAAAAAATTGATGATATCATTTCAGAGCATGCAAATAATGAATTTGGCATTCCTATGTTTGGATATGACGAATGGAAATCTTTATGCGCAGAACACACAAAAGAAGGTGAGTTAAAGCCTGGAGTTGATAAAATTATCCCTGCGTTTGCTAGGTACATTGATAGATTCAAACCAAAGATTCCTATTGCAAGACCTACGCATGAAGATATGGTGTCGTCTTTTCAGAAACTACAGCAATATGATATTAATAAAAGCATTACGACTGATTTTATAAGAGAAACAGTTCGTAACAAATTTTCTGAAGAAGTTGATGTTGAATACATCATTAATGCCGGACATGCACTGAATGATGTGAGTAATCACTTTCACTGTGATAACAGATATACTTGTGGTTACCATAGCAAACCATCAAATTATGAAATATGGAATGACCCACACGGAAAACAATTCAGATCATTATTTCTTTATATGTGGAGGGATTTTGTAAACGAACAAGATCCTATTGATCAGCACAAATATCGTGCGATGTTTCGACTAAGTGGTTATGTTGCTACTCAATTTAAACCTGTTGTCGCAAAGGTTGTGTATGACCACTATGCTGTCAAGAAAGTGATTGACATCTCTTGTGGTTGGGGGGACCGTCTTGCAGGGTTCTACACATCAAAGGCAAACGATTATCTTGGGTGTGACCCTAATACTGCGTCTTATGAATTGTACAAAAAGCAATGCCTTGCATATGAAGAAATTCTTAATCAGAATCTATTTCCTGTAGAAGTGAAGTTTGAAGACCACGGTGATTGGTTTGAAGTAGTTGGTAATAAACGTGTGCGTATCTACAACAAACCTGCTGAAGATATTGATTGGAAAGTGGTGACTGGTCAGCAATATGATTTGATGTTTACATCACCACCATACTTTGGTATTGAGAAATATGCAGAGGGGCAGTCATGTGAAGGTAATCAGTCATGGAAACGTTATGGTGAGTATGACGGTTGGAGAGACAATTTTTTCTACCCAGTAATGGACTCGATGAAAGACGTGTGTGATAGTGTGATGGTGAATATCGTAGACCCTGTTGTCAAAAACAAACGATATCGCATTGAAGATGATATCCGTGCACGTTATGGAATTGATTCGATTGTTGGTATGAAGTTAGCACGTAGACCTTCTGGTCAGAAAGAATCTGATCAGTATCGTATCAATGGTAAGAAGTTAAACTTTATTGAACCGATTTATAAATTAGGTTAAGGAATTTTATGGCAAAGACTATACTTATATTTGGACTACCCGGTTCGGGAAAGTCGACTATTGCAAACAAACTGTCTAAGAAGTTGGATGCAGATCACTATAATGCAGATCAAGTACGTGAGATGTTCAACGATTGGGATTTCTCTGAGATGGGCCGTCGTCGGCAAGCAGAACGCATGAAGCAACTTGGAAAGGACTCTAAGAAGCAGTGGGCAATCCTTGACTTTGTTTGTCCTACACAAGCACTGCGGGAAATTGTGGATGCAAATGTAGTTGTGTTTATGGATACTATTGAAGAAGGGAGGTATGAAGATACAAACAAAGTGTTTGAATATCCAGATCTAGATGGCATTGATTTTCGTTTTGAGGTGATGGAATCTGATGGACAATCACAGTTGATCTCTGAGCATCTACAACCATTCAGTTGGAGAAAGGAAACGACTCAGATGCTTGGACGGTGGCAACCATTCCATGATGGACACCTTGCACTATTTGAACGTGCACTTGCCAAGACAGGGCAAGTTGCAATCCAAGTACGAGATTGTCAAGGTTGGAACGATTCTAACCCATTTGATTTCGAGTTTGTGAAAGAAAAAATCATTGAAAAGTTGAGTGAGTATGGGTATACTTATAACAATGAGTACACAATCATGCTCGTGCCGAATGTCGTTAACATTACTTATGGACGCGATGTAGGATACAAGATCGAGCAAGAAGTATTCACTGATGAGATTCATGATATCTCAGCAACTAAGATTCGTAAGGAAATGGGATACGATAAGTGAGTTCGTATGTTGATTACTATGCTTACATAAAATCTGAGGCATGGCAAAGAAAGAGAAGAAAGTTTTACAGTTCTTCTCTTTACAAAACATACACTAAAGAGGGGAAATGGGTTTGTTATTGTTGTGGTGCGAATGAAAGTTTAGATTTGCACCATCGCACCTATAAAAGATTGGGAAAGGAAAACATTTCCACCGATTTGATTCCAGTGTGTAGAGGGTGTCACGAAAAAATACATGAACTTGAAAAATCTGGAATGCAACTTTGGTCTGCAACTAAAAGAGTTCGCAGAAACAAAAACAGGAAAAAGAAGTGAAAGTAACTTATGATGTTCTGGTTGGGGATAATCGTGAGACGATCAAGTCTCTCCCCGATCAGAGTGTGAACACGGTGGTGACATCACCACCATACTTTGGATTACGAGACTACGGCACTGGCAAGTGGGTAGGTGGTGATCCAGAATGTAATCACATGCGAGACTCTAAGGTTGGTGACTCAACATCAACTGGTCACAAGGGAATGGATGACAAGGGTCACGCAGTCGGTGATGCTATCTACAAGGACGAGTGTAAGAAGTGCGGTGCAGTTCGTGAGGACTCGCAGTTCGGATTGGAAGAAACGCCAGAAGAGTTCTGTGACAATCTGGTCAAACTGTTTCGTGAGATTCGTCGTGTGCTCAAGGATGATGGCACAGTCTGGTTGAACCTTGGTGATTCGTATGCAGGTTCTGGTAAGAATCGTAATGCAGACGGTACATCAAATGCAGGTGAGAATACCAAACAGTCTACAAGTCAGGGGACGACTGAAGGCAATCTGAGACCTGTTAAGGCAAATGAAATCGGACTCAAACCAAAGGACTTGATTGGCATTCCTTGGAGAGTAGCATTCGCATTACAAGCAGACGGTTGGTATCTACGACAGGACATCATCTGGAACAAACCAAACCCGATGCCAGAGTCAGTCCGTGATCGTTGTACGAAAGCACACGAGTACATTTTTTTGCTAAGTAAATCAAAGAGTTACTACTACGATCATGAGGCAATCAAAGTTCCTGTCAAGCAGGATTGGGGAACTCGTGATAGAACGAATGGTAAGTACCATAACGCAGGTACAGGACTACAACCGCACAGTGGACTCCAGAAGTCCTATGAGACAGCAAATAAGCGTAGTGTGTGGACTGTACCACCAAAGGCATTCAAGGGTGCTCACTTTGCGACATTCCCTCCAGAACTGATCGAACCCTGTATTCTCGCAGGTTGTCCAGAGGGTGGGACAGTGCTTGATCCATTTGGTGGTTCGGGTACGACAGCAGGTGTTGCGTATCTACATGATCGTAACTCGATTCTGTGCGAACTCAATTCAGAGTATGTGAAACTGGTTGAGAGTCGTATTGAAGGTATCATTGAAGGCAAGAGAACACTTGGTGCTACCCTGCCCTTATAACTTTTAGTTCTATGTTTATAACAAAATAATCTTAACTTTTTTGCATTTAAGTGTTGACCTACTCCAAAGAATCGATTACACTGGTTCTGTAAATGAGAGGTAACACCTATGCAAAAAGACATTCTAGCAAAACTACTCGCAACAGAGAACATTACTGTTGTGCACGAGAATGCACCTACTGCGTCTTTCAACGTCCGTGACCGTGTTTTAACACTGCCACTGTGGGAAGACCTTACAGGTGACAACTACGATCACTTCATCGGTCACGAGGTTGGTCACGCACTCTACACTCCAGAAGACGGTTGGCACGATGCTGTGTGTGACCGTGGACGTGCGTATAAGTCTTTCCTTAACGTAATCGAAGATGCACGTATCGAACGTATGATTCAGAACAAGTACCCCGGTCTGCGTCGAAACTTTATCAAGAGTTATCGCAAACTATTTGCAGATGGTTTCTTTGGTGCGAACCTCGATGAGATCAATGAGTTCGATCTGATTGACCGCATAAATACTTACTTCAAGTTAGGTGAAACTTCTGGAGTCCGTATTGAGAAAGACGAACTTCCATGGATCAACGAAATTCGTGATTGTGCTACTTGGGAAGAAGTGGTAGATATTGCTGATCGTTTGTTTGCTCAAGAGAAAGCAAAGAAAGAAGAAGAACTTGAGAAGCAAGAAGAAGAACAACAACAAATGATGGAAGAAGGTCAAGATCAAACCGAAGAGGTCGAGACTGACGGTTACAATCAGAATGATTGGGAGATGGATAACGATGGTGATGAGGAGCAAGAAAGCAACGAGTCGCAAAGCGCAGACACTGATGAAGATGCCGATGAAGAAGAGGATGAGTTTGATCCTTCTGAAGAAGAGGGTGAGGGAGAGATTGAAGATCAACTAGATTCAACTGATCCAATCTCTAAGACTGAAGAAGCACTTCACAATAACATCCGCAAAGAGTTTGGTGATGATGGTGACACCAAGGTGTTTAACCTGCGTCTAAACACAAACAAGATTGATGACTTGATTATCGATTACAAAACAGTTATGGGTTATGGTGCAAACCCATCTTGTTACGGAACACCCAAAGCACACCTTGCAGAATATGGTGAGAAACTGTGGAAAGAGTTCCAAGTAAACAACAAGAAGTCTGTGAACTACATGGTCAAAGAGTTCGAGATGAAGAAGAAAGCATCTGAGTATGCTCGCACGACTCTCGCAAAGACTGGTGTTATCTGTCCAGTAAAGATGAACAACTACAAGTTCTCTGACGACATCTTCCGCAAGATGTCTGTGACTCCAGAAGGTAAGAACCACGGTATGGTACTGTACCTCGATTGGTCTGGTTCAATGCACAAGCACATGAAACCTACGATTGATCAGTTGTTGAACCTTGTGATGTTCTGTCGTCAAGTCAACATCCCATACCGTGTGTATGCGTTCTCTGATCGTTTCACCGAAATGGCAAATACTTTAGCAAATACTGTTAGTGTGAACACACTCCAATACAAGACAGGGTTCCGTTTGATGGAGTTCTTCAATAACAAGATGAACCGTTCTGAGTTCACCAAGATGGCACAGATGCTTCTTGCAATCGGACAGAACTACTCAAAAGATGTGTCTTACCACTTGCCATATCAATTCTTCCTTGGGGGAACACCTCTGGACGATGCAATCATGGCAGGTATGCAGATCACCAAAGAGTTCCGGAAGTCTAACCGTCTCGATATCGTGAACAATGTGTTCCTAACAGATGGTGATAGTCACCCAATCGAGTGTAGCATTCCTTCTACTTACAAAGAAGGAAAGATTAATACCAACGTTCCGACATGGCACCTAACTGGTCGTGACAATATCGTCAAGTTTATTGACCCAGTGACCAAGAAACAGTATCGTCTTCAAGATCGTAACGGATACACTAAGGCACTGCTTGAAATGTTTCAAGACCACACTGGTTCGAATGCGATTGGATACCGTATCCTTCCACAGAACAAACGTTCGATAATGTCTGATCTCCGTAGTGCAGGTCTTTCTTACGAACAGTTCAACAAGTTCACTGAAGAACTCAAGAAGAACAAGTTCACCACGATTCCTAACTGTGGTTATAGCAAGTTCTTTGCGATTCAGGGTGGCAAGAACCTTGAGGTTTCAAACACGTCGATTGAAGTTGCGGATGATGCAAAGGTTGGTGCAATCCGTACCGCATTCAAGAAGGCAAATGCACAGCGTAAGACATCACGAGTGTTATTGTCACAGTTTATCGAAATGGTTGCTTAAATAGAAAAATACCATTATACAGGTGGTGTCAGATATGAGACACTACCTATGTTGATTGAGAGAGGTGAGTATGAAAATCGGTGATAAAGTTCTAGTGAAACTCCCAAAAGAATTCGGTGACAAGTTCAGTCTTGTGTGGGTTGAAGGCAAGGTCATTGGAGAGACTGCACAAGGTCTCAAGGTCTACACAGAAACACGAAAAAGAGCACACCCTTATCCTTGGGCAAAAATCCAAGAGTTAGTTTGAGAAATTGAGAGAGGAATATATTATGAATTTGAATCGTCCACAAACTGCCTTGATCGAGGCAATCAATGAGAAGTTTGGCACCACTGCTACTAAGGCACAGATCACAGATCTCTGCGAAGAAAAAGGTTTCCGCAAACCATCCTTTATTTTCAATAACAAAGACATGCGTGTTGGTCGTGGTCTTTACGAGGTTCCAATGCTCTTGAAGTTTAAACCACAAGTTGATGAACCAGTTGCAAATACTTCTGCGACTCTGACTGCAGAGTTTGATGGGTTCAAAGAGAACCTAGTTCCTTCAGTCGATCCCCTGTTCGTTCCATTCGGCAACTACAAGACAGTTGAGAAGATCATCAAGTCTGGCATGTTCTACCCAGTGTATGTGACTGGTCTGTCTGGTAACGGTAAGACGTTCTCTGTTGAGCAAGCATGCGCAAAGACTCGTCGTGAAGTGATCCGTGTGAACTTCACACTTGAGACTGACGAAGACGACTTGATCGGTGGTTTCCGTCTGGTTGCAGGTGAAACCAAGTTCTTCAAAGGTCCAGTGATCGCTGCAATGGAGAAGGGTGCTGTCCTACTCCTCGACGAGATTGACCTTGCAAACCCTGCAAAGATTATGTGTCTTCAATCAATCCTTGAAGGCAAGGGATACTTCATCAAGAAGACTGGTGAGTTCATTACTCCTGCGGATGGTTTCACAGTTGTCGCAACTGGTAACACCAAGGGTAAAGGTTCTGACGATGGACGTTTCATTGGAACTAACGTGATGAACGAAGCATTCCTAGAACGTTTCCCAATCACTTGCGAGCAAGACTACCCAACACCAACAATCGAGAAGAAGATTCTTGGTAAAGTGTTTGCTGACCTTGAAGTCACTGATACTGAGTATTGTGAGAAGTTAGTCGATTGGGCAGACATCATCCGTAAGACATTCTACGATGGTGGTGTTGATGAGGTAATCTCGACTCGTCGTCTAGTGCACATCGCAAAAGCATACAGCATCTTTGAGGATCGTATGACTGCCATTGACATGTGTATCAATCGTTTCGATGAAGACACCAAGACATCTTTCCGTGACCTCTACGCAAAGATTGACTCTGGTGTTATGAATGAAGATGATAACGTTCCTTATTAAGGAGTATAAATAGTTTCTCTCAGGGGGTTGTAAAACCCCCACTTTTTTAGTATAATATAAATTATTGTTTCATTATAAAAGGTGAATGAATGGAAATTCAAGTTGAAATATCAGAATTAAAAAAACGCAAAATCTTTGTAGCAACACCAATGTATGGTGGTAACTGTCATGGTATGTATACTAAGTCGACTGCAGATCTTGCAAAACTTGCAACACACTATGGAATTGATGTTAAGTTTTTCTACCTATTCAATGAGTCGTTGATTACACGTGCACGTAACTATTGTGTAGATGAGTTCATGCGTTCCGACTATACGCATTTGATGTTTATTGACTCTGACATTGGGTTCGATCCGAATGACGTACTCACTCTTGCCGCATTAATGGATCCGGATGAAGAAAATCCGAAAGAGATTATGTGCGGTCCTTATCCTAAAAAAGCAATCTCTTGGGAAAAGATCAAACAAGCAGTAGAAAAAGGATATGCGGACGATAATCCAAATGATCTTGAAAAGTTTGTTGGTGACTTTGTATTCAATCCTTCTCAAGGAACTTCACAGATTCGGATCGACGAACCATGCTCAGTTCTAGAAGGTGGAACAGGATTTATGATGGTTTCTCGTTCTGCATTTGATAAGTTTGCGGAATCATATCCAGATTATTCATATAAACCAGATCACATTCGTACTAAGCATTTTGATGGAACACGTGAGATTATGATGTTCTTCCAAGCATTGATTGATGAGAAGTCAAAACGATACCTCTCAGAAGACTACATGTTCTGTCAATGGATGCGAGAGATTGGGGTTGAGACATGGATGTGTCCATGGATGAAATTATTACATACTGGTTCGTATACGTTTGGTGGATCACTTGCAGACCTTGCAAGTCTTGGTGCCAGTGCAACAGCAGATCCGAGTTTGATCGGGAAAAAGTAAGTGAACAAGTTTCGTTATAATGAAGACAAATACTTGAAGGAACTCTACAAGTATATTGAAAATACCTATGGTGAGCACTATAGCAAGAATAAGTTTCAAGCAACAGAGTTTATTATCGACAGTGGGCATGGTGATGGGTTTTGTATCGGAAACATACTCAAGTATGCACAGAGATATGGTAAGAAAGCAGGATACAATCGTGCCGACTTGCTCAAAGTGTTGCACTATGCTATCATAGAGTTGCACGTACATGATTTAAATAACCGTGATGGGGAACTACATGATGAAGATCAGTGATGGCACATTTGATGTGCTCAAAAATTTTAGTACTATTAATCAATCATTAGCATTTAAAAAGGGTAATATTATCCGAACAGTATCGGAGCAAAAAACTATCCTTGCTCAAGCAAAGGTGGAAGAAGCATTCCCTGTAGACTTTGCTATCTACGAACTCAATCAATTTCTTGGACTGTCTTCTTTGTTTGACACAGCAGACTTTGACTTTGGTGATTCTCAGGTTACCTTAAAAGAAGGTACCGCCCGTGCGAATTACACGTATGCAGATCCATCAATGATTACCAGACCTCCTGAGAAAAATATTGAACTTCCATCTGTTGAAGTGCAATTCAATATGTCTAAGGAAGACTATAAAGCAGTTCAGAACGGAGCAAATCAATTAGGTCTACCTGAAGTTGTAGTGCGAGGAAGAGACGGGGTTATTTCTCTGGTTGCTACTGATACTAAAAATCCAACGTCAAATGAGTTTTCACGTACAGTCGGTGAGCATGGTTCTGAATTCAGATTCATTTTCAAAACTGAGAACCTAAAGTTTATTATGAATGACTATCAAGTCCAGATTTCATCGCAAGGCATCGCACACTTTAAGAGTGAAAATGTTGAGTATTGGGTTGCAACTGAAGCAGGATCAGAGTATAATAGTTGATCCAAGCAGGGTTGGTCTAGTGGTATGACAGGGGTCTCCAAAACCCTTGACGGGGGTTCGATTCCCTCACCCTGTGCCATTTTTTTATTATGAGGTTTACATGCGTGAAGATTTTCTCTGGGTTGAAAAATACCGTCCTAAAAAGATTGCAACGACTATTTTGCCAACCGATTTGCAACGAACATTCAAAGAGTTTGTCAACCAAGACAACGTACCAAACTTACTTTTGTCTGGCAGTGCAGGTATTGGTAAGACGACTGTTGCAAAGGCAATATTAGAAGAACTTGGTTGCGACTACATTGTCATCAATGGATCTGACGAAGGACGACTGATCGACACACTGCGCACAAAGATCAAGAACTTTGCATCGTCTGTTTCACTTTCTGGTGGACGTAAGTATGTGATTCTTGATGAGGCAGACTATCTGAATGCCGACACAGTGCAACCTGCGTTGCGTAACTTTATGGAAGAGTATTCCAGAAATTGTGGTTTCATTCTAACGTGCAACTTTGTTAATAAGATCATCGCACCATTACACTCACGGTGTTCTGTCATCGAGTTTAAACTTCCAAAAGAAGAACGTGCTAGAATGGCGGCAGACTTGTATAAGAGATGTAAAGAGATTCTTGAACTAGAAAATATCGAGTATGATAACAAGGCAGTAGCATCTGTCATCAATAAGTTCTTTCCGGACAATCGTCGTGTGTTAAACGAGTTGCAACGTTACTCTGTTACGGGGAAGATTGATGCAGGTATCCTAGTCAATTTTGAAGATGTGAATATTAAGCAACTCATTGATGGGATCAGAAAGAAAGAGTTTACCAATGTCCGCAAATGGGTCGCACAGAATGTTGACGGTGATACCGCACAAATCTTTCGCAAACTCTACGACTCGATGAGTGAGTATGTTGCTCCTTCCTCTATTCCACAGGTGGTAGTCACACTTGCAGACTATCAATATAAGTCTGCGTTTGTTGTTGATCAAGAGATCAATCTGATGGCAATGCTAACTGAACTAATGGTAGAGGTGGAATGGAAATGAAGAATGTCACTATGAATGATTGTGTCACACTTTTAGGACAGTCGAGTGGTGCAGTGTATAACTACTTAATTCAAAATCGGGATAATATGGAGTACTTCAATTACTATCATTTTTTTCTATCTCCACTACCGTTGGAATTGATCGAAGAAGAACCTATCCTAAAGAGAATACACAATAGGTTTCCGATAGAGGGTATGGGAATATCTAAATTCTTTCCTTACACAAATCATCGATGGCACAAAGATACCGATAGAGGACTTTCCATTAACATGCTTTTAGAGCATCAAAGAAGTCATGTTCTGTTTAGGTACCCAGACCCATACTATGATCAGAAAATTGTTGGGTGTCAGAGAATTCATGAGGTAAACTATGAACCTAACAAATTTTATTTGTTCAATACACAAGAAGAGCATACAATATCTAATTATGAAGGTGACAGGTATACATTTATCATGAAGTTTAAACAGAATAAAGATGAAATAGATTACTATCAAGTCAAGGAGTATTATGAATCCCTTTGATTATGTAAACTCGATTAATCAAACAAAAAAGAATCTTATGCGTGGAACTGAAAATGATCAATTGGCAGAGAAAGGATATAACCCGTTTCTGACAAATCGTGCATTATCATATCACCACGACACTGTTGCACTTGCAAACGAAATGAATCAGAGATCTAGTATAGACTTTCTATTGCAATATGAATTTTTACTAAATAGTGTGAGATCTAAAAAAAGATTCTCAAAGTGGGAAAAGAAAGAAGATCATGGTGATATTAATGCTATCAAAGAATACTATAATTGCAGTGACTCGAAAGCATTGCAAGCATATAATGTTCTCACCTCAGATCAATTGATTCTAATAAGAAAAAAACTCGAAAAGGGTAGGAACAATGCTTCACACATTAGTAGAAGTGCGACTGAAACATGAAGATGATTTTTTAAAGGTCAGGGAGACATTGACACGTATCGGTGTTGCGTCAAGAAAAGATAAAACAATATATCAATCGTGTCATATTTTACATAAACAGGGACGATACTATATCGTCCACTTTAAAGAACTTTTTGCATTAGATGGTAAACCATCTAACTTTGGGGACGAAGACCGTGGGAGAAGAAATGCAATTTCGAATCTCTTATCTGAGTGGCAGTTAATTGAATTAGTCGATGAAACAAAAACGAAAGAACCACTGGCACCCCTATCGCAAATAAAGATTCTCCCTCATCGTGAGAAGAATGATTGGAATTTAGTAGCAAAATATAATATTGGAAAAAAAGGTAATTTTGAATAATGTATAGCAATTTTGAAATGGTCGGAACTTTTATGGAAAAGTTTGGACAAGAAGTGAAAGAACAAGCAGAATTTCCAGATAACGATACGATAGCACTCAGACTAGAATTGATTCAAGAAGAATTGAACGAATTGCGTGAGGCGATCGGTAATGCTGATATGGTAGAGGTTGCTGATGCACTCACAGATATCTTATATGTTACCTATGGGGCAGGTCATGCTTTTGGCATCGATCTCGACAAATGTTTTGAAGAAGTCCAAGCATCCAATATGTCAAAGTTGGGAACGGACGGAAAACCGATTTACCGTGAAGACGGTAAAGTCCTGAAAGGACCGAACTTTTTTCAACCAGATTTGAAACAGTTCGTATAAATAAAACGCATGCCGAAAGGATGCACAATTTAAACTTGCTTAATAAGGAGTCAAATATGACAACATTTCCTACACTACATTTCGCGTCGAAAGACCTCGATAAATTCTTTGTTGGATACGATCAGATCTTTGATCGTTTGCGTGAATTCCACGATACCGCAACAAAGAACATTCCTAACTATCCTCCATACAATATCAAGAAGACAGACGATAATACGTATGTCATCGAAATGGCAGTCGCAGGTTTCGGTAAACAAGATATTGAAATCGAAACAGAGGGTGATAAGTTAGTTATCAAAGGCAATGCAGAGCAATCAGAAGACGATAATGATACATTGTATCAAGGTCTTGCATTACGTCCATTCACACGCATGTTCACTCTCAACGATCAAGTTGTAGTAGACAATGCAGAGATGATCAATGGACTGTTAAAGATTACATTGGAACGGTTAGTTCCCAAATCTCAACGGACAAAGGTCGAGATTAAGTAATAAATAGAGGGGACGCAATGTCCCCTTTTTGATTGGAGATTATATTATGAAAGTTTCAAAAATTCCCGGTTGTGGTAGTTTCGGTGTTATCATTGATGATGTAGACTTCAGCACATTGTCTGATGATGAGTGGATGGAAATCGGAAAGATTCATTTAAAAGAGATGGTCACTATTATCCGAAACACTAAACTTGATAAAATCAGTTATTTTGATTGGATGCAAAAGTGGGGACGGGATAGGTTGACGTATGAAGGGATGCTACATCAGAAATATCCACAATGGGATGGAAGATGGGAATCATTTTTCCAACAAAAAGAAAAATGGGAAGAAAGTGATCGAAAATCTGTATATGGATATCTCAATGTATTAGAACATGACCTTTTAGAAAAAGGAAAACTGATCAGGGTATGCGGTGGATTTAATGAGCAAGGCAACCCAAAAGGTCTTTTTGCTGACGGTGAATTGCTTTGGCATTCAAACGAGTCAGGAAATATTGCATTTGCACCTGCCGTTGCATTATTGGGTGCTGAGAATACAACAAAATCTGCAACTGGGTTTTTGACAACTGTTGATTACTATCATGATGTTAGTGAGAGTTTTAGAACTGAATTAGACGAAATGATACTAATTCATAATTTTACTGAAGGCAGAATCAACCCCGGTCTAAACAATGAACAAGATAACCTGTTGTATAAAAACATGGCACCGGATGTCAATGCAGAAATTCCTATGGTTATTCGAAGTCCTTATGGGCATAAGGGGTTACATTATAGTTTCAATACCGTGACAGGAATTAAAGGGATGTCTGATTCTGAAGCAGAAAAAGTTTTGTCTAAAATTAAAAAAGAATTAGATGTTGATAAATATCGTTATGATCATTGGTATCAGCAAGAAGGTGATCTCTGTCTTTTTGATAACAGTATTACACAACATAGAAGATTAGGTGTTACTGAAGATAGACTATGTTATAGATACCAATATGACTATACGCATCTTCAAGATTCACCATGGATGCCATACTTACAGCAACCATTTGTTGATAAGTATATTGATAGAATTGAGTTTGTTGTAAACTCGTTAAATGATTCTGATTTTAAACTACCAAAAAGAGAGGATTACTATGAAACTATCTAAAAATTTCAGTCTTGCAGAATTTACTAAGTCCCAAACTGCGGAACGTAAAGGTATCGATAACACTCCAGAAGGAGAACATATGGATGCGGCAGTTGCACTTTTTGAAAACGTGGTTCAACCAGTTCGTGACTTTTTTGGTCCTACTGTTATTAACTCCGGGTATCGTAGTCCTGCTCTTAATGATGCTGTGGGAGGATCTTCTCGATCTCAGCATTGCAAGGGTGAAGCGGCAGACATCGAAGTGCCGGGGACTCCTAATGCGGAACTTGCTGAATGGATTAGAGATAATCTTGAATTTGATCAGCTCATTCTGGAGTTTTACACTTCTGGTATACCTGATAGTGGTTGGGTTCATGTATCATACAAAACTGATGGATCTAATCGAAAGTCTATTTTAACTGCGTCACGTGTTGACGGTAAAACTGTTTACTCTGAAGGGATTAATGCGTAATGTTTATGACACTTGGATTTGTATTAGGATTTGCACTTGGTTGGGTTGTCAGATGGAAACTCGATGGCATTATTGACTTTGTGAAGAAATTTGGAAAGTAACACTGATTATAAATAGTGTAAACAAATAAAGAGACCTTGATATGGCATCAATCGATTTCCCAAACAGTCCTACCAATGGACAAATCTTTAGTAGTGGTGGAAAGAGTTGGAAATACAATTCAACAAAAGGTATTTGGCAATCAGTTGCTAGTACAACTACAAAAAATCTTGCCGCACTTGACGAATCAATTGTTCCTTCTGCAAATGTCACATATGACTTAGGTACTGCAGATAATGCATTTCGAGATTTATACCTTAGTGGTTCATCAATAAATTTAGGTGACGCAACGATCACTGCAACAGGAAATACAGTAACTCTTCCTGCAGGTTCTACAGTAGGAGGAACTGAGATTGGTAGTGGTGGTGGTGGTGTCTCTGCAACAACACTAACAAAGACATTTGCAAACAGTGAAGTGTACACGATGACCCTCGACAATGCAATTGAAGGTGCTCCTATTGTTGGTGCGACTCGACTTGGTGGTGGAGTTGGAACTGTTGGTAAAGACAATTGGGATGTTAACTCAACTGCAAGTAACTACGATCTTTGGAACGAAGCTCCTCCTACAGATATTTTAAAAGTATATGCAAATAACTGCCCTTGGCAACCGCATGAAATGATAGATGATAATACCCCCACTACTGGAACAACCGCATCACTTAATCCTTCTCACACGGGTCCATTAAGATTTCAGTTTAATGATGATGGAACATACTTCTATCTTTTTAGTACAAACACATATGATTTAAACTATTGGAAACTTCCTACTCCATATGAAATTGGATCAAACACAAGTGTTGGTGGAGCATTTGTCGATGCGGACCAACTGTCGGATTTTCATTTTTCTGCTAATGGTTCGTATATTGCTACACTAGACACAACGACAGATGACGTTTATTTTTACGAATTGTCCACTCCTTGGGACTTGACTACTGCAACATCAATTGGATCTTTAGATCCTGCTGTCACTATTTCCGCACCCGGTGATCTTGTACTGGTTTCTCCAGATGGAAAATTTGTTTACGTTAAAGATACTGCGGCAATTTATAAATGGGAATTGACAACTGCTTGGGATCCTACAAGTGCAACAAACAGTGGTGCGAAAACATCAATCACGAATTATTGGGAAGATGATCGAATATTTTCAAGCACTGCCAGAGATGCTGATTGGTTTTTTAATGACGATGGGTCAGAAATATTTTTAGTTCACACAACCACTAGTTATAGGTATGGGTTACAAGGACTTATATCATATAGCATGTCTACTCCGGGTGATCTGGAAACTCTTATCGAAAGTTCTCATATTGCATCATCGATACCTCATGTTGGACGAACCACGTACTCAAACCTAGCATTTAGATCTGATGGAGCAAAAATATTTGCTCTGTCTTCAAGTGATGACAAAATTTACACTTATTCTGCAGGACCGGGATTGAGGAAATCTTCTGGTAGTTGGAGCACATCGGATTTGCATAAAAGAATATTGGCAAACTCTGGTGTTGCTAATATTTTAACTCCAAGTGGATATTACTATGCGACAACACCATTAGCATCATATTCTGATGTGTCTGCAGGAAATTGGTCAGTCACTGCAGGAAGTGTTAATGCAACAAGAGGCATTACCACAAATTCATATGTTTATCATAGACCTCCTTTTACTAACAGATTAGGGCATGAGAGGGCATATGTGGGTTCATATTCAACTACAGCGTCCGTCAAAAAACATAATGTTGTAGACAGTGGGGGGTTAATTACGATAGATAATGATAACAATGGAATTTTGTATTATTCTTATTTATCAACTCCATATGATTTAAGTGGAATTGCATCTCTCAGTGAGTTCGATTTGACCGAAGGTGGAACTTACACGATTGTTCAAGAAAGTCATACATGGAAACCAGATGGAACTAGATTATATGTTTATGATCTTACCTCAAACGCAGGAACAATACATGAATACACTTTGACTACAGCGTTTGATTTGACAACTGCTACATATACTGCAGGACATACTGGAATAGAAACCCTTTTTGGTGACACTGGATTAAACGGATTAACATTTTCGTCTAATGGACTTTATCTATTCATGCAAGATGAAACTGGAGAACAATATTATAGGGGGGTCATGTCGACTGCTTGGGATTTGTCGACATTAACTTTCGCGGGAACATCATCTTCTTCAGATTATTGGATAGACACAGGAGGTCAAGTCGATCACTATGGATTTGACTTTAGTCCTGATGGATATAAGTTTTACTACCATAGTAACGATGCGCAGGTTGTTATCGAACGTACATTAACAACTCCGTGGGACTTGTCTTCTCTTACACTCATAACCAATGGGCAACCTCAAGAATCACGATGGTTTAGAGTAGATACTAATATTGGAACTAGTTTTTCAATAACCTTTGATGGTGATGGTGAACCTTTATATTTTTACTGGCATGATAACGGACTGGATAAAATTGTAAGATACTCTTTTATTGATGATAAAAGAACTGAAGATTGGGCAATTGCAGTAACAAATGCGGCTGGTCAAATTGACACTTCAACTTGGACTGATTTAAATACATTTACACCTGATGAGTCGGTTCCTTCTGGATCTGCTGTTTATTATGCTATGTCTAGAGACAATAAACAATCATTTGAAATTGTCACTGAATCTGGTGGTGTGCGCACTATTGCATTATTAGATACCGTATGGAAATATAATCAAGCAAATGTATATTCAGCAAATTCATTCGCAGTTGCATCCTCAAACAATATGTTTATGGCATTAAAAGAAGCAGTTGAATGGGAAGGACTGAGTAATAGGTGGAGTAATACTCAAATATCAATTGTAACGGATGAGAATAACTTCCCATCAGCAAATTCTTCTTTCTTTGCAAACACATTTGATCTTGCAATTATGATGAAACCGGGAATACAAGAATCTTCAATTCCAACATCCGATGCAATCTCTATTAACTATGACTCTGCTATCAGAGAACGTGGTGCTATTCTTGGTACACACTATACGTGGGTAAAAGAATCGAATACAGAGATTGAAATTACAGTTCTTGAAGATGCAGGATCAAATTATAAATTCAGAGTAATATAATTTTTTTAAAATATTTATATAACCCTTTGTTATTTCACGTGAAAATAAATTCAAAAAAGTGTTGACTTCTTCTCTCAGTTTGCTATAATACATATGTTGATTGAGAGAAGAGGTAACATTATGAACGAAGCACTTCAAAACCTTAAAGCAAGAATGATCGAAGACTACAACAATTGGACAAACCAACTTGCCAAAGGTGAGTTGAGTGAGACCAATCTGCGAATGATGGAAGAGTACGAAGAAGGTGTCGAATTCACTTTCGGTAGTAAGTACATCAAAGTCCTTCAGAACCGCAGTGCTTGGGGGTTCATTGTCGCAACCGACAACGATACGAAATTCAAGAAAGGTGACATCCTCATGGCAGCGGGTTGGGCAAAACCTGCACGTAACAAAGCACGGGGTAACATCTTTGACCTAGACAACACACGTGTCCAGTGGACAGGTGCCAACTATCTTTAAGGAGATCTATGACATACGCAACTAAAGAAAAAACAATCCTCGTCGACTGCGACGGGGTACTACTTGATTGGGAATACGCATTCAACGGTTGGATGACACGACATGGTTACACAGTCGTTGAAGGTAAAGAAACAGTTTACAAGATCAACGAACGTTACGGCATTGAACGTGCTGAAGGAAAACGTCTCACACGGATGTTCAACGAGTCTGCGTGGATACGGAAACTCCCCCCACTGCGTGACGCAATCAAGTATGTGAAAAAGTTGCACGAAGAGCATGGGTATGTATTCCATGCGATTACCAGTCTTAGTGATGACCCATACAGTCAGCATCTACGGACAAAGAACTTGATTGAGTTGTTTGGTCCTACAGTGTTCGAACGGTATGTCTACCTTGATACTGGTGCTGATAAAGATGAAGCATTGGAAGAGTACCGTGGCACTGATTGCTACTGGGTTGAAGACAAACCAGAAAACGCAGATGTTGGTGATCGGTTAGGATTGGATGCACTGTTAGTTGCCCACGAACACAACGCAGATGTTATCACTCGTGAAGATGTCACACGGGTCTTGAACTGGAAAGAAATCTATGATATAATTACTGCATGAGATTTTATACGAACTTCTACAGCAAAGGTGATACGGTTTTCATTCGTGGGTACAATAATGGCAAACGAATTGTAGACCGTATCGAGTATTCACCCACTCTATTTGTTCCTTCTCGCAAGGCAAACACTACTTGGAAGACAATTCACGGTGAACCTGTCGAACCGATTGAGCAGGGGAGTATCAAAGAAGCAAGGGATTTTGTCAGACGTTATGAGGATGTCGATAACTTTCCTATCTATGGATTGACAAACTTTGCATACACGTGTGTGCATGAAAACTATGGAAAAGATTTTGATCCTGATATGGTCAAGATTGCAAACATAGATATTGAAGTGGGATCTGAGGAAGGGTTTCCTAACCCTGAAGATGCGAATCAACCTGTAACTGCAATCACGGTTTCGGTCAATGGCAGATATTTTGTTTTTGGTGTCGGGATTTATAACAATACTAGTGATGATGTATCTTATATGGATTGCCGTGGTGAAAGACGGCTCCTAGATATGTTCCTAGATTTCTGGGAACGTATTGATGCGGATATTGTGACTGGATGGAATGTTGATGGTTTCGATATCCCATACTTGATCAACCGCATCACAAAACTGATTGGTGAAAAAGAAGCACGGCGATTATCACCTGCAAAATGGATTCAGTCACGTACCTTCAAAGGTGCATATGGCAAAGAGACAACAGAGTATACGTTGGTGGGTCTTGCAGTTCTCGATTACTTGCAACTATATCGTAAGTTTACATACACGCAACAAGAGAGTTACCGTCTCGATCACATTGGGTTTGTTGAACTTGGTGAGAAGAAACTCGACTACTCTGAGATGGAGACACTCCATCAGTTATACAAACTGGACTATCAGAAGTTCATTGACTACAACATCAAGGACGTTGAGTTGGTAGACAAACTTGAAGATAAGATGCGTCTGATTGAACAGGCACTGACAATCGCATACGATGCAAAAGTGAACTACGGGGATGTCTTCACACAGGTACGGATGTGGGATGTGCTGATACACAACTACTTGTATGATCGTAACATTGTAGTACCGCAGAAAGACACACATAGCAAGGATTCTAAGTTTGCGGGTGCCTATGTAAAAGATCCGCAGGTAGGAATGCACAATTGGGTGATGAGTTTTGATTTGAATTCTCTTTACCCACACTTGATTATGCAGTATAATATAAGTCCAGACACATTTGTTGAAGGAGAATACACCGACACATCTGTTGATCAGTTGGTCGCAAAACGGATACCAGAGTGTCCAAATGACTCTATTTTGACAGCAAATGGACATCATTATGTCCGTAATCGTCAGGGGTTTTTGCCAGAGATGATGCAGTTGATGTATGATGAACGAGTGCTTTACAAACAAAAAATGATCGAAGCACAGAAAGAACTTGAAGAAGTAAACAAACAACTTAAGGAGTTGGAAAATGA